CGTAGACATCTCATACTTTTGCCCTTGGTATTCATATATCGGCATAATTAATCCAGTTTAATTACATCTTGTTTACTAGGAATCTTTGGCTGTTGGCGTGCTCTTTCTTTGGCCGTCAGCAAAATCTTGCTGGGGTCAACAGGAACCCCAAGTGCTTTCGCATTAGCAACAGTGCGTTTAAGTTCCCGAGCATGATCATCTCTAATAGCATCAATCTTTTTATCCTCTTCTTCTTGTGGTAGATGCAATCCAAAGACTACCCGTTCTTGTGCAACTCGTTTAGAATACAGGCTCTGTACATCTTTTTCGTATCGTTGTACGTTGTCAGCATAATCTTTAAGCCGTTTTCTACCCAGTTCTTCTCGTTGACGCCGTTCAGCAGCTTCTTTAATCTGACGTTCTTTCTCTCGAAGATCAAGACCAGCCATTCTAATATCAAGATCACGACGTTGAATATCCAGACGAGCAAGTTTAGTTTCGTTGTCGATTCGCTGCTTCTCTCGTTTCATCTCAGCATCTTCTCGATCTTTAAGAATCTTTTCTTGCACGCTCATACGACCAGTCATAGTTTTTGCCTGAGCAAATCGAGCATCCAAGTAGGGTTTAGCAGACTCGTAATTAGTCAGATTAACACCGTTGCGTTGAGCATCCTGAAGCACTTGTCGATATAACTTAGGATTTTCTCCTTGCAGCTTATCAAGAGCACCTTCTAAGCTGGTTTGATCATAGACATTAATGACAGCATCAGAGAACTGTTCAGCATCCGTTTTACGTTCAGCCAAGGCACTTCTACGTAAACGATTAGCTTCCATAGAAGCATCTTTAGCCTGTTTCTCGTAGTCTACACCACCAAGCCGACGATACATATCCGCTTCTTCATCAAGCATCCTTGCTCGACCAAGCATATCGTTAGTTTCATCTCCAGAGGAACCTACAGGGTTTTTATAACTTTCATGGAGGCGTTCTAGGGCTCCTTGTACTTTTTGTTGGGTCTCCAGTTGTTTATATTGCCTTTGGAGATTCAAAGCATTCATTTCTTTTTGCTGCTGTCCTAGTTGGAACTGTTGGGCCATACCCAAAGTACCAAAATAGGAATTAGCAAAATCTGCTAGTCCTGCCATATAACCTCCTTACCAAACAAAGCCAGACATCATGTCCGGATTAGCTGACCAGTTACCCATACCCATATCGAAAGAACCCCCAAAGTCAGAACCGAGAGAGCCTCCAATGTCACCTCCAACAAGACTAGTTCCGGCAGAAGAACCTTGGTTAAATAGTGAAGAGAGTCCAAACCCTTGAGCAAGACCTAAGCCAGCTCCAAGATTCTGCATAAATTGGTTGCCCTGATTAGTACTACCAACCCCAGCAGTTTGACTAACTCCAGCCAAAGAAGCTAGACGATTCCACTCATTCCCATATTCTTGAGAAGCGGAGGCTTGCCCATAGTCCATCAAAGACTTCATCTGAAGACCAGACCCAAGCTGCCCTTGGGCGGCCAGAGAACGATTTACTGCTTCTAGTCCTTGGTCATATCTAAATTGATAACTAGGATCAGAAGGAGAGAATTGTTTTGATCCGGCTTGCAGGTCTGCTAATTGTTGACCAAAGTAACCTCGGTAGCCTTTAAATGGATCATAGGCTCTTGTACTTGGGTCTTCATACGAATCTCCTTGCATTAAACCGCCGGCTGCACCACCAAGCCCCATGCCAACAGCAGCACCAACAGGGCCACCCACCATAAAGCCCAGACCACCACCTAACAGTGTTCCAATACCTCCGGCATGTTCAGACAACCAACCCATTATCGTTCTCCAAAATCATAATCAATCTCAAGATAATAAGCTCGGAATGGAGTATTATCCGTGTGTGTTAGCTCAAAGGCTCTTCGCCGTGTTCTACCGAGGCGATAAATATTTGATCTGTCATTAGCAGTATCAAAGCTATAGTAACTAGACCAAGAGCTAAAGTCATCGTCTGTCCATCTCAGTTGTGGATTACCTATGTTTTTATCTGAGATAAAATCAATATCGTTTACAAACTTCCAGTTATTCGCTCTGTCAAACTCATTAGTAACAATCTTTACTTGAATATTAGCAGAGTACTCTTGATATACTGTGTTAGACAAAGTTCCGATACTATTTTCATAAAATCCAGCACTTGATCCAATACCTGCATACGCAACATAGTTACCAGCCGTCCAAGAGACACCCCAAGCAAAATCAGTTGGATGTATATTATTAACAGAGTCTCTAAGAAATGACCAAGACCCAGTGTCTGTGTCATAGAAGAGACCCAAGGAACCTAAGTAGTACCCATGATGCCCAGATAAGACGAGTTGACTACCAACAAACCCAGATAGAGTATTAAAAGAACTCAGCTTGTCTTTTATGTACCGATCTACTGCTGGAGTAGATACTTTTTTAACTGCATGTCCAGAAAGCATATAGACAGCAACAGCTCCTGATTGATCTCTCCCCAACCAGAAAAGGGAATCCTGTACTGTAGCAACTGAATTGGCTGCATAACAACCAATCTTCCCATTAAGATTTGGGACTGGGCTTAGTGGACTTGCTGGGGCAGCATTGGCGGCATCATAGAAAGCAGTATACCCAATGTTACCAAAAGCAACAATATAATTAATGTACCGAACCAATCTTGTAGGATAGCCAACATCTATGTTTGGTTTAATCGCACCAAGGGCATTCCAAGTTGTAGGATTATTTAAACTTGAATTATACACATTTCCATCCACAGAATAGATGAAAAAGTACCCATCTAACCAAGCACTACCAGCCGCCAAGTTACTTACTGTCGGTTTCGTTACTGCGGCATTGGAGGCCTCAGAAAATAACTTAGTAGTACTATGAAGACTTATTTTTCCGTTTGTTGGGTCTTGTGATGCCCATAGTGGGTAGCCATTTTCTCCAAAGGAGAGTGTCCCATCTTGCCAAAGTTGTGTAGGAGAAGCTGGGTTTTTTAAAAGTCGTACATAGGGTGTTCCAGTTACTATATACGTTTCTACCCAATAGGTAAACCCGGAGAATTCCCACATACCTCGAATAGGTCCACCAGAAGCCCCGGTTGGTGTATAGGTAGGAGTAAAACAATCTCGTTTCATTACTGCTAGGTCTTCTCCTGCCTTCTCTACAATACAGTTTTGGAGTAGTGCATCGTAGGCAAGAGAGCCATTTCTAGTATTGATTTGAGAATCAGCAAGAGGAAGACGAACAGTTGTCATTATCTACGTCCTAAATACATTGATTGAGGATCAACAGAGAAGTATACTGATGTTTCTTCTTGTTGCCAGTCAAATGCCTTCTGTTTAAAATGAGCAGCTTTTTGAGTTACGTATTGTAGAGTTTGTTGGTCAGCACCATACTCAAGGGCAATCTCTTCTGCTAGACACCATTTAAGAGACAAGAACCATTCTTGTGGAACCTCAAAGTTTTGAGAGCCGGCTGTAATATCTTGCATTGGTCGTTGTACAGACAGCCACAAAGTATAGTCGCTATCGACAGGAACATTGTAACAATACAAGACACCGTTAGCTAGCTGTCCGTCGTAGTATACTTGGTTTACAATGCCCGGACTTGATTTATCTCCTAACATTTCGTAAGCAGACCTAGAAACTACTTCCACTGTGTTATCCAAGTTAGTAGTATTATTCCGTAAGAACCCAGACAGGACACGAGTAGGGCGATAGCTCAAGGAGACAACTCCAGACGGCCCAATTGTATATGAGCTTGTCCCAGCAACTAGTGGTACTTGAATCCATTGGATAGCCCACAGAGGAGCCCCGTTATCCGCCCACTGCTTCATAAGCAGATTCAGGGCTTGTCCACAGTTTACCAAGTCTGTTGCGTTAGCTGTTGATGCTTGATCTAGAACCGACAACGTTCGTAGAGCTGCATTAATAATGTCATCCCTAGTGACAGTAAACGAGTAAGTTCCAGATGTAGCCATTATTCCTCCGCCGGGAGTTGCGCTTTCAAGTCAGCAAGTTCTTTTTCTAACAGGATGAACTGTGTTTGTAGCAACTGATTCTGAGCTTGGATCAATTGCATCTTTAGTTGTACATTTTCAATTTGTAGATTAATATCCATAGAATATCCTTAGTTATAAAGGGGAATCTTATAGGCAACACCGTCGACCTTAACGCGTAGGTATGAACTTGGCGTTGCGGGCAAGGCGGAAGCTCCTCCTGCTGTTGCAGACGAAGTTATATTCCCAGTGCTTGCCCAATTAACTGTTTGGTTTGCGCTGATGGATAGACCCGTAACAAAACCATTATTAGTCCCGTTAAATTGTGTATCACCATTGAACACTACGGAACTACCAAACGTTTTAATGCCCGAAATACTTTGGTTTGTAGAGGTATCTACTGCTCCCAGATTTGTAATTGCTCCTGCGGCAGTGGTAGCTCCAGTTCCTCCATAAGCTACTGCTAATGCGGTAGTAAGACTTAAAGCGCCACTTACTTGTAGAACTGCTCCGCTACTGTCATCAGATGTTTTATTAATATAAACATGTCCATTAGTAGCTACTCGGAGACAGTTAGTAAAGCCCCCGTTTTGCAAATCCAATGGTAAGTATGTCCCTGTTCCTGTCTTATCTACAGTAATTGCTACTTTACCTGCATCAGAAGAAAAAGAACCTATGGTAGTGTTTGCAGGGACAGAAGAAGCATATACTTGCAGATATGAACCAACGCCAGAACCATTAGGAACAACACCAACTCCAGTGAAACTGTTTACAGTGGTTGTTTGAAACAGAGTCCTGTTGGACAAAGTAGCGTTTGAGAAATCCCCAACAATCCGACCACCAGCAGGATCGGTCACAGTAATGGTAGAAAAGGTACTGCCACCCCCCCCACCTGAAGCATTGATCTTTACGTCAGACCCACCAGCACCAAAGTCTAGATATCCTTTTCTAGTAGCCCCGTTGTAAAATTCTAGGTACCCAGTTGAGTTATTGTATTTAAATTTAAACTGGTCAGAAGCAACAAGACTAATATAGTCATCTGACTTGATTCTTAGTGCTGTATTCGTGGAGTGGGTTGCAGTGGAAATATCAATACCAACTTGATATGTTCCAGAATGAAAGATACCCCAAGTACCAGAAGCACGATTATAAATACCAGCGGCTGTGGCAGAAACAATCTCTACCCCATACTGCCAGCTACCTGTTGTTGGCCCTTCTGCTCCATTCATTGGAGTAATACGAACCCCAGAATATCCTTGTCCGGGGCCAATACCATTTACCCCATTACGAACATACTGGGCATTGCCTACAGTAACATCAACACCAATACGTTTGGCATTTGCATCTGTGCCATTACACCACACATCTACCTCAAGACCAACGGAACCGCCACTACCTCCCGTTGTATTTGCATTAGTAGTGTCACAAACCTCAGCTACCATGCCCCAAGTTGGTCCTTGAGCTTGCTTATTTCCTTGCCCATACACACCAACGTTCTGTCCTAGATTAGACCCGTTGTCAATTGATCCTGTTAATGCCCATTCAAAGTCTTCTCTTGTTGCGCTTGTTACGTAGGTCTTAGCAAAGACTGCAGAATTTACATAGCCCGGAGTACCCCCAGCCGCAGACGCAAGGCGATCAATCCGCAGAGTGGAGTTAGTTAAAGAGGCAGGATTATCTACAATCTGAATTGGAGGAGTTAGGCTAGTGGATGCCAATTGAACTAGGGCTGCTTGTACATTTGTAGCTGTTAAAGTCCCAGTAGGATTAACGCCAATAAGAGCTGCTCCACCAGAGGCAGCCAGTTCTGCTTTAGAAGATACATTTATATTATTTCGTACATCGACCGGACTGGTGGGAGAAGTCCCATTGATACCAGTACCGATAGCTCGATATACAGCATTGTTTACATCTTGAGCCCAAGTGTCTTGAATTACAGTAGAACCATTTGTAAAAGTAGTATCGGACATTCTTAAAATCCTATGGGTTGTGGTTTGCCTACCTTAGAGCATCCTACAGTAGCTAGTCCAACTACCCCACAGGAGCCCGGTAAAGTACATAATGGAATAAACTGGTCTGGTGGCTCTGGTCTAGATATAGGGACAGACTGATTGTCTTTTATTCCCCGTACAAAATCTTGTGGGTGTCTTGGCTCCCAATCTTTTGGGCAGGTAATAACACCATCCCATCGTTTTCGCATCTGCTCTGCTTTATACTGTTGGCCACAAACTTCGCAGATGAAATTCCAAGACCCCGATTTGTAGTAGCTTGTTGCCATTTTAACTAGCCTTTAAACGCTTCTTGTCCATCTGCCCATGTACCCCACTTACCTTTGGTGGAGTACTCTCCTGCCTGCCCTTTACGTGCCTGTAACACCGGCATATGATTAGCATTGGAGACAATAGGATCAGATTTACCAGATTTAGAAGAACTTTGTTTAGTAGTGGTTTGCTTAGAAGAAGAGGTAGAGCCTCCTTTACTGGAAGCCCCACCACTCTTACTAGCACCACCACTAGTTGCTTGTGGTGCCTGTGCCATGATTAGTTATACTCAAAACCAAGTTGGAACGAATCTACGTATGCAGTACGGGCATTAGCAGTAGTATTAACAAAACCACCACCGGCATACAACGGAACCAGCGGCATGATGTTATCTACTGCACCTGCCTTCGGTTGGATCGGAGCTTGACCAGTAGTCAACTGGTTAGTTACTACAAAGCTCTTGAACGAAGCATTAGCTGCAGTACCACCCGCAGTAATAGAAGTAGTACCTCTTGGACCAATCGACATTACTGTTTTACCATTAACACCAATGTACAGATTACCTTTACCGTCGTAGTATTTACTCAGAGTAATCCAAGGCAAGATGGTGGCAGCAAAAGTACCAGCAGTGTAACCAGAACCGGCAGCAGTTACGTATGGAGCATATAGACCACCACTACGTAGTTGACAATATGCTTGAGCACCAGTTCCACCAGTACCAGTTACTTGCAGATATGGAGCCTGCTGATAACCAGAACCACTTGCATTAACTGCAATACTGGTCAGAGTGGTACCAGAGGTATTGAAGGTCAATGTACCGGCAGTACTCGAAGTATCACCATAAATACCCGATGGTTTAGCCAAATCTGCAATGTTGGTAAAGGTAGTAGTAGTACCAGCTTTCTTGATAATCAAGTTAACAGCAGTGCCACCGGACGGTTTCAGGAAGTAGATACCATCAGTAACCGAACCAGAACTCAGATCAACGTTATTAGCTTCACCAAGATACACGTTAGTATCAGAGATGGTACTAGGAACTGCAATCGTAGTACTAGTCCAGAGTTGATTACCGGGCATATATACTGCTGCCTGACCGCTAAGGCCAAACATGATCTTATCTGCTGCAGTACCGCCAGTAGTGCTGAGAGCCAGACCACCGTTGTTCCATGCAAGAATTGCACCAGAGCCGTTAGTCTGGGTAATAGTAAAATCACCAGAACGGTAAGGAACAAACTCATTGCTCAGAGAAACTTGGTTAGTGGAAGGTACTGTTGGAAAAGATGCCAAAGTATGTTTTGGCTGATAAGTGGAAACCCCACTTGGAAAACGAACAGGTTGTGCCATTATTACTCCTTAGTAGCGTTAGGCATTTCTAACGATGTATTGTACATCGCTACTATGTTTATTGTTTTTTGATGGATTTACCACCAATAAGTCGCTTCTTTTTACGAGCAGGTTCTTTTTGATTCTTTACTTGCTCATCTCGTTTTTTACTTTTCATAACGGACATCTAAAACTCCAGATAAAAAGGGGCCGAAGCCCCTCTTCATTACGGGCCGTTCGAGCCATACACGGCACGAGGATCAGTCCAACCAAACGAATAACGTTCGTATGCCATTGCTTTAGCATTCTTAGTATCGAAGTCATTGTCTTGAGTGAAGCTAATACCCTCACGCTCAAAGTACTTCATACCATTCTGAACGTTAGTACGAATAAACCAAGCCTGTGGCGAAGTAAAGTAATGGTTCAGTTTGATGCCCATCGGCAGAGCATTGGTAGCTTTAATAACGTTGATATCGTTATTTGCAGTACCAGTCTGATATACCGATTTCAGAATACGATTAGCATTGTACCAGTTAGCCGGGGCAATATGCAACGACTTAGGCATCAAGTTAATCAGCAGGCCACGGTCATCTTGTGCCTGCATAATCTGAATAGTGATATCTTCCAGAGCAGCTTCCGACAAGTCAGCATCTACTGCCAGCTTGTTCGACCAAGTGCCGCCCGAAGTATTAATATGGGCAGTGCTACACAGAGCAACGCCGTCACCACCAACATAAGAACTGTTAAATGCACGGTTGTAGATATTTGCAGCAACACGTTCTTTAGTTTGGCGGAAACCGCGTGCCAAGGACGCAGCACGAGTTTTAGAAACTGCTTCATACAGATTGTCCTGAAGTTCTTCATGAGTCACAATATAACCAAGAGCGTATGCTACGTGGGTATAGCGAGTCAAGAAGCCTTGGATTTCCGAATCATATTGAACCGGAGCGCCTTGTTGTTTTGCGGGAGCAAGACCAAAACCTACGATCTGTACATCTTCTTCATATGCCTGATTCGACGAAAAGGTATCGAAGAGATCAGTATATTCAGTTTGGTGGTCTTGGTACGATTTACCCCACCATGCGTTCACCCCAGGCCAAAGTGCCTTAGGATGATTGCTTGTCATAATTACGCCAGCCATTTAAATCTCCTTATTATACACCAGCAGTATTGCCGGCCAGTTCATGCTGGTTAATTACAACGTAGAAACGAGCATAACCAGAAGTCAGATCATTATCAACTACCCACGGAGCACCAACAACTTTCAGAGGCAGTGCTTGAGTGGTATTAGCCGAAGCAGTAGTTAGAACAGTCGCAGAGTGCAACACACCACCAGAAGTAGTCAGCGAACTAGTTGGTGCAGTGTTAGTATAGCCAATGTTCTTATTCAGAGCAGTGCTTGCCAAAGTACCCGAGTCTGCCTGAGCCTCAAAGATAACGGTCGGATCATCTACAACCCAAACATAATATGCCTGAGTCTTAGTTGCCGGAATATACGCGATATTCAAGTTGTTAGGATCAAAGGCACCGGGGAAATTACCTCCCGGAGTCGATGGGGCAGTGCCAATACCTACAATAACACCTCGAATGTTACCAGTAGTCACTGCACCACGAGCTGCCGACAGGGTGACACCACTAATGCCAGTAGTCAAATCACCTGTAGCTGCCGAGATAACTGTATCACCAATGCCGTAGGCGTTAGTATCGCCAGACGGAATATAATACACATTTGTTTGTTGGTTCCAAGAAGCACCGCCGATATGCTTTACCGGACGAAGGCCAAATGGAGCATTTACGTTAGCCATTTAGTTTTTTACCTTTCAGTTTTAGTACTCATACGAATCCCTTGTTTAGGGACATAACGTTGTTGGCTAGGGTCGCTCTCAAATGTACCATTCTTAATTGCGTACTCAACTCGATCAATGTTCTTTTGCAATTCCAGTTGATCTTCTTCGTACCACTCTTGTCGAATCTTCATAAGATAAGCAAACAAACCTTCGCCATTTTCAGTTGTACCAACAAGAACCTTTAGACGAGTATCCTCGCTATCCTGACCTACTTCTTGTGGAGCAACGAATTCATAGCCCCCTTGTTCTGCAGCATAGACACGGCCAGCTTCATCATTTACCCAATGTAGATGATAACCGGGAATGTCTTGGTAAACAGACAACTTACTACGAGGAACACCAAACGGAATCCGTTCTTTACGTGCAGCTCGTTTCTGTTCTGGGGTGGTGGTCTTTTCTTGTTCTACAACTTCACTTACTTGGGCAGTTCGTGCCATTATCTTATTCTCCGAAATAATCTTTTACATACTGATCTTTAGACAGCAAACCTTGCTTTACGAATTTATCGCAAGCTTGTTTAGCTTCTGCAGGAAGATCAGCATAGCTTTTCTTAGAAGTGCTACCACGGCTAGGAGTAGAAACATCTACAGGACTAGGACGAGCACTTGGGCGTACTTCTTTTTTGAATGTTGATTGTACTTTCTTTTCTACTTCTGCAAGAAAGTCAAGGCCAACCAATTCAGGTTTTTGTTTACGCAGACGTTCTGCAAAACCATCAGCAAAGACAGTCATGTCTTCGTCAGTACCATACCACTGGTTCTGTTCACGCCATTGAATGAAAACCGGGTCTACTTTTGGCTGCTCCTTTGGAGCTTTTACTTCTGGGAGTTTTTCTTGTTTAAGTTGATCAATTGCATCTTCAATCTGAACTACTCGATCACCATCGCCTTCTGCAATAGCTTCTTTCTTTAGTTCCCGAAGATCACGAAGGGCTCGATCATACTCTCGTTTAGCAGTCTCTTGATGAAACTTACTAAACTCAGTCATAGTCTCACGAAGCTCAGTAAGTTCAGCCTCTAGAGTAGCATTTCGAGTATTTAGTTTTTCCAAATCCTTTCGCAAGAAGCCATTAATCTCTCGGCCTTTACGCAAGAAAGTATCTGCATCACGCCATTGATTAGGGTCACCATGAAATTCTTCTTGTGGAACCCACCCAAACTTACGGGCTTCTACCTCTGCTGGATTTGGTGTTGCAACATCAACTACTACATTTTCTTCACTCATTTATTATCTCCCAGAACTGCCAACACATCTCGGTCATGGATCAGACGATACTCAACATCGTCATTGCCTTTACGAATCATGCCTGCGTATTTAGCAAAAATAACACGGTCACCAACCTTACAGCGAGGTTTACTTTCCCCCAAATCTGTAAAAGCATCTGGTGCAATTGCAATTACTACTCCGTCTGTTTGTGCCAGCTTAAGTCGATCAGACTCAGAAGCAGTGGTCAGTACGATACCAGACTCTGAAGTTTCTTCTACCGGATCAGGAAGAATAACTAGAACCGTACCTACGGGAGTAATTCCACATTTATTTTTAGCCATCAAATCCCTCTTTAATTGTCTCATAATCTAACTCAAGTACTTGGGAGAGTGCTCGATACATGCCCAATGCTTCTGCGTTAAGCTGTACTGTACCGTCTGCACTCTCTGTAGTAAACCCACCATTAGCCCATTGGCGTTGAAGCTCCTTCTGGGCCTGCTGTAGGTAACTGAGGAACGCCTTGGTTGCCGGATGGATTTGCCATTCCTGCCATTCGTCCAGTGTCACTACCTTCTCCTAACTGTTTTTGCAGGATTTCTATGACTTTCAAAATCCCATCTTGGTGGTGTTTAGCCGCACCAATTTGAGCTTGAATAAGAGCAACTGCGTGTCCTGCTTTCACGCCATCTGCTTCAGCCAATGCCTTAACTGCGTCTGCTTCTAGTTTCAGAATCTTAGCACGATTAACTTCTGCTTCCTGCATCAGTTCCATTTGTGCCATCTTAGCCTTCATCTGCATATCCATTTGCTTAACTTGTGCCTTCATCTGTTCAATCTGAACTTTCGGATGTGGCTGAGGCGGAATTGCATTCGGGCCTTTCGGATCAGGGAACACTTGATCAATATCCTGAACCTGCAGAGCTGTGAGATATCTTTTCTCAACTTCGTATTTATTATATCCCTGAGTAGACATAGCAGCTTGTTTCAATGCCATTGCCTGTTGTAGTTTCTGTGTATCCGATACCATATACGGATCAGCAGCAGGGAAAATAATTTTGGAGCTATACATGTAATCTTTACGCTGTATAGCCCCAACACCAGAGAACATTGCATCGAAATCATTTTCATCTGGTAAGTAAATCTGATTCAAGCGATATAGCTTTCTGAATTCAGATTTTAGTGCTCGGTATGTTCGTTTAAAGATGCCGTTAAATACACGCTCACCTTCACGAATCATTGCATCCATTGTGCCTGTCTTAGTGTTCTGACCTACGTTCTGACCTGTCATTGGGTCAGTTGCCATTCCGATCCGCTCACCGTAGTCAATCAGCAATCCTAGGAGTTGGAACAGAACTGCACTAGGCTCTCGCACTGGCAATGGGTAAATGCCTTTTGCTAGATCGTCCCCAGTCGAGTCTACTCGCTTCCATTCAAACGGACGGAAAGAATGATCACCTCCTTTCAGTTTAACACCACGGCCCAAGAAGCCGCCTGCTGTATTTGAAAGAGTACCAGCATCAATAAGCTGGTTCAGAATGGTATCAATAGATGCGTTTAAAGGTCCCAGTAATACGCCAAAACCCAGATCATAAATACCTCCGTCTGGGCTGGGGATAAAGGGGAACTTAGTATAATACTGTTCAGCACGAATGCTGATAATTGTCTTTCCGTCTGAGCCATACGTGATGGAATCGTCAAAGTATCGAGCAACAATTCGGTAAACCTGTTTCGTATCTTTCCGAACGGTAACCACGTAAGGCTCTTCGTAACCATCACCATCCAAATCCAGAAAGCAATGTTGCTCCAAGAACTCAAGAGGCTGGATAGGATCACTGCCAGGACGGACAATACCCTGAGCTTCAGCTCGTGCAGCTTCGAGGACATCAGCTCCTTCCTGTGCAGGAGGTGGTGCCTCTTCGTAATCTACATATAAGCCACGGGCTACACGCTCATACACATCGTTATGTGTCAGGTAAATGATTTCTGTAATTCGAGGAGAAGTCTCTAATGATTCTGCATAGTACGGAATGTACAAGTCTTTAGCTAGAATATTTTTAGATACGTTGTGTCCTTGAACTGGATCGTAGTACGATTTCTTAAATGCACAGCCGATGATTGGTTGAGTAATTAATACTCGATCCATATTATCTTCCCAAGCCTCATCTTCTTCTAGAAGTTGATAAGACATATGGGCTTCAATACGATCTGCCGTTCGTTGCAACTCCCCGTCTGGGTCTTTAGCAAAGACTTTACATTTAACAATGTCAGAGCCGGGCAACAGACTTGGATACGCACGTGCATGATACTGAAGAGCTGCAATAGTAACCAAAGGAAACTTTACGTTGCTAGCACCAATCCAAGGGAATGTTTTGTCCTCTGCTACTTGAAGAGCAAAGTCCAAAGACTCTTTCATCTTGTCTTCCCAAGGCCCACGAGACTGAGCATCAATATCCCAGCCATCCCAGACACGAGTACCAATCTCTGCTAGAGTTTCAGAGTCGATCTGATCTGCTACATTAGGAGACGTTAAGAGCGTCTCACGTTTAATCTTAACGTCAATCGTCATTTATTTTTTACCTTTTCGTTCAGCTTCTTTCTTTGCTAAACCTTCTAAATAATCTTGGTCAGTATATGTTCCACCAATATCAGACCTTGACTTCTGTAGCCACCACAACTTAGATTGGTTATCCGGAAACAGTTTCTGGCCTACCGGACTTTGAAATATTGACATCCCAGCAGGTAAAAGTGCCTCATATGCCTTTAATTGGGCAACAATTTCATCCGGTTCTTCTTGCCCAGAAATTGCATGGCGTTCACGAGAAGTTAGGGGAGAAATAGAAAAACGTTTAAATCTTTCTACAATAGACTGAACCGTATTTTTTTCTTGTTTGGTTGGTTCTTCTTTTAACAGGTCTCTATTTCCCTCTAAACGAAGATGTGAGTATTCTAGTTGCCGTCGATGTTCCATCTCATGGACAAGAGTTGAAATCTCTTTATACTTCAAAGAAGAGTCTGGATTAATTCTAATATTTCCCCAGAGGTCAGTATCTCCTCCTACTCGAAACGGTAGGGTTGAATCCGCTGTTGGTAGTGTCTTTCCACCCAAGTACTTATTAGGATGCAGGTAGTTTCCCGGCTGACTTGTAAGATTAGACCCGTATTTTTCTGGTCTATATCCTAAGTCTGTATAGTTTTGTGTCCCGGCATAGGAGAGATCATTTTGCATAGAGTCAGCCTGATACCTACGAACGTCTTTAGGTATATACTTATCGACTATAGAATTTAGTAACGTCCAGAAAGTATCGTTTGCCATAGTTAATATCCAGTGTAAGTATTTCTACCATTTTCAGCAACAGAATCTTGTACCTCTTCCCAATATTCTT